TATACAATTCTTAACCCAGCTTTGTTTATAATGACCGGCATCATATTTGAAAGTTTTAGCTATTGTTATTTCTCTACCCAAATACTTCTCTACCTCAGATTTAGCTTCATCGGCACTTATATGCTTGTCAGAAAATGCATAACCATTACCATATCTCCCTCTAGTTGGTATCCGCCACATCCAACCGGCATTCATAGCTATACATTTTGTATTTGCTTGCTGCCTTAATTCAAAAGTAGTATCCATTGGTTCAAAGAATGCTATTGCTGAATTGGTTGTTAGTTGGTCTGCATATGAAATCCACTCAGAATTATACTCTTTACCGATTACCAATCTTGCAAATCCACTACAATCAAAAACAAAATCCGTAGATATAATATCACCCGTTTCTAATTTTATATCTTTTATATTATTATCTGAATCTTTATTGAATCCTGTAATAATAGAATCTATCCATTTAATGCCACGTTCGATTGCCAAATTTTTAAAATATTCAGCTACCAATCTCGCATTAAAGTGATAACCATAAACTTTATTATTATTTAATTTACCAAAATCATGCAAAAATTCACTACTTAAATCAGGAGACCAATTAACAAAATCAATACCTTTCTTTAATACAGTATCAGTCTTAGTAATAAAATCACTCTCATCTATCCCCAAATTAGAAATTACACCTGGAAAATTGGGTGTAGAACCTTCACCCGCACCTAATATACCAATTTTAGAACTTTCTATTAAAGTGATATTATCCATTCCCCAAAATCGCTGAGCATATAAAGCCGTTAGCCACCCAGCAGTTCCACCACCAACTATTACTATTTTTTTCATAACAAAGTTTTTTTATATCCTTCTATTTTTTCCAAAGATACCCAATTAACCAAAGAATATCTAACTCCTTTTTTAACGGGTATTACTCTATGTAATATATTTGAGAAAAATATATAAAGGTTTCCTAACCCTCTTTCAAATGCGTAAGTGTTTCCGTTGTAGTCTTTCAATTGTAAATACCCACCTTCATATTCATCATTTAACTGAATAACTATTGAACAATACCTATCTTTATATTCATTATTATCGCTATCTGTGTGCCAATTATAATGCTCACCTACTTCATATTTTGTAAATTGATAAGGGCCTATACCCGTTACATCAAATCCTTTAATATGTATATTTTCTTTCAATACCATTTTCAATCTTTCATCTATAATATCTATATTATCTATAAATGCAATTGATGATTTTCTAACATTAGTATCAATAGTATCATTCATTACCTTTGCAGGTTTTAAATCTAATTCTTTTAAATATTTGTTTAAAATAAGGTTACATTCATCTTTCGATAAAAATTCCTTAATCATAACATGTTTATTATCGTTGTTCATTATATTAAATTTTTTAATATTTTGTTTTTAGCAGCAGTGTTATAATTTATTACAAATCGATTTCCTTTAGTTGGATATTCTCCATAGTGATATAAATTACCATTAAATATTAAAACTCTACCTTTCTTAGGGGATACTCTTTTTAATAATTCAAAATCATCAATATTAATAGATTTAAAATTATCTTTAATACTTTCTGCTGAGTTTCCGTTTCTATTAGTAAATAATACAGTATCACCATCGGAATCATTTATGTAGTAAATAATAACAATATGATTACCACCCATATCAATATGCATTAATTTACTGGTATCATATGATACATCTAAAGGAGATGTTTTGTTTATCTTACCTCTTAAGTTTTTTACAAATTCTAATTGTATTTTATCAATACTTAACTTTTCTATTTTATCAATTGTAGTCAATACATCAGAATCAACGGTGTCCCAATATATAACACTACCTGGAAGCGATTCGTTTGAACCACCACCAAATTCCCCAGTGATGTTTTCATGCACCAACCACTTAATCCCATCACCTAATATATGAGATTCTAATTTATCTTGCTCAACTGAATCTATTATATCATCAAATATATAATATGAATCTATCATTTAGTATCTTTTTTAATTCCATATTTTATCCACTTATACCAAATCCTTTCGTGCAGATAATATTGGATAGGCTTGTAAATCAATTCTGCTACCCCAAATGCGGCACCTACTTTAATTGAACCACTTACCCACCACATTATACCAAAGCCGATTAAAGTGGATATAATACGATATGAGATGGTCTTAGCTATATGTCTCTTCCTTTCTACTATCATATTAATCCTTTTATATTTTTATCTTTTGTAAAAGTATTACCATTAAAAATAGTATATTTTAATTCAAATGAATTTTCTTTAAAAGAAATATTATTATTGTAAGGTAGCGTTTTATAATCATCACCTGTCAATGGAATTCTAATACCTGTTATATAATTATGATTACCACTATATTCAAAAAATGCAACTATTGTATTACTTTTACAATTTGGTTTTATATAATCCAAAAATTTAGGTAGATTTGTGTCTAAATGAGTATCATGCAAAACTCCATCAAATTTTTTATCTAATGTAGGTAGTATATCAATCCAATCACCTAATATTATTTCCGTATTTGGTTTATCTTTAGCCCATATTAGAGCAGATTCATAAATATCAGGATGAACTTCTATAATAGTATGAGATGTTACATTTGGATTAGATTGAACACCATCAGCCGATAAGTGCATACCAAAACCCACCTCTAAAATATCTCCTCCGTTTTTAGTTGCTATTTCTGCTAATTTTTGCATTAGGGTTGTTTCACCTCTATGCATAATATATCCATCTCCTTTTAATTGAGATATGCGAATTTCATCGTGTGATAATATTACTTTTTCAGTTCCTTTCATTATATGATACTTTTATTATTTTTAAAATTTATGTCAACATATGATATTAAGCAATATCTATCACCATCTATTACTTGTTCAACATTAAACGATTTAAATGGTGAAATGGAAATAAATTCACCTTTTTTTGGAGATGATAGAATGTTATCAATTGCTACCCTACCTCCAATAAAATCATTATTCAATACAGACATAAAAACATATGGGTTATTAAATTTATGTGGTATATGCTTCGTATCTTTATCTAATATTTGAATTACATTTTTTATAGCCATAACATTTTTAATATAATTATTTATTATATTATTTATAAATAAATTTTCATCTGAGTTTGTGTTTATTTCAAATTGATACGCATTTGTTGGTTCTAACATACCTTCAGTAATTTCAGTTCCCACTTCAAATGAATAGCATTGATTTTTATCCACCGCAGATACCAATGCGTTGCAAAAATGTTCATCAAATTGATATATGGATTGCATTAAAAAATATTATTAATTTTAAAATTGGAATCTTTTATAAAATTAAAGGCAATGGATATTCTATCTTCCATAGTATTATTAATTTCTACATTATGAATCAATGAGGGTGAAAATAATAACAAATCACCTGTTTTTGGTTTAATTGAAATCGATTCTTTATTATTTTGTGCAAATACAATATTACCAGAATCACCATCAGGCACACTTAAATAAAACACACCTGATACAATTGATTGCTTTTTACCATTTGCTGAATTACCCATATGGTGATGTTTTTCATTATATGAACCATTACCATTTATATTAATCCAATAATACCCCAAATTTAATTTAATATTGGATGCTAGTTCTTTACAATTTGTGTTAACTATATCCGATATATTATTAAATAATGGTTTAACAATTAAATCCATATCATACATTTCGTTGGTTTGAAATCCATTTACGCTAGATTTTTTCCCAACCATACCAAATTCGGAATCCTTTAAATAATAAGCATATTGAAGTATTGGATTTAAATCAATGGATTGTATGTTGTATTCAAATATAGACATAATGATACTTTTATTTAAATATCATTATTTTTCTTCTTTCTTGTAGTTTTTGGTTTATTTTGTTTTTCAACATGCGCTTTCCACTTTTGTTCAGCTTCAGATAATTCTTTTTTATCTACCAATCCTTCCCAATTCCTAACATAATCATACAATACAATCCCACCCCATACAATTAATAATAGAAACCCGGTACCGGCTAATATATTAAGGAATGTGTTGGCCGCATTTAGGCCAGGATAGATTACGAATGTTACGATTAAGAATATCGTAATGGCATTAAAGATTTGCGTTTTGTACTGTTTTAATTTATTCATTTTTATTTATTTTTATGTTTATAATTTATACCATTGGAAATCCAGCTGCCGAATTTGTTGTTGATGGTAATTTCGGAGCCCATCCGTTGGAATGATTGCTAAAATGGCGAGTTCCAAATTTAGATTGAGTCATTGGAGAATATGAACCAATAGCATCCCAGCTACTTTCCCATTTTTCTGGCAATACACCATCTCTAATTGTAATCTCACAAATAGCAGTTGGTATGAATTCTACTACATCTTTTCGGTTTACCTTTCGGAAAATGTTATTACGATTCTCTTTATCCACTTCAATGAATAAAACCGAGCGGGTTTTTACCGAACATACTTTAAGTTCTTTAGATGATTTTTTATCACCTTTAGAAACATTAACTTTTACAATAAGACCTTTAACAAACGAATCGGGTAATTGAACTGCTTTCATCATATCTTTATTTTTTTATTACATAGTAAAGATCGAAAAAATATCCCAAATTACCAAATGTTTTAGGATATTTTTTACTACTGATTATCAATGAGTTATTCAAATTCCTTAATCTTATCAGGCCATTTGTTTCTCATATACTCTACATACCTATGTTGTTTCATACCATTATATGACATCCAAGCTATATAATAGTCGAACCACCAATCTAATTTTCGTAACAATTTTTTCATACTAAAGGTGCAAAGTTACATTAAAGTTTTCATCAATATTTGCTTGGATTGTATGCCCAGTTTGCAATATTTGTTGAATAATTGGATGCGAAGTATCACCATTTACAATTGATTCATTCACAATTTGAGAAAACTCATAGATTGTGTTTGTTTCTGTATTTTGTAATACGATTCTTTCAGGCTCACCTGCCATTCCGGCATTTACGATTCTAAGTAATTGATTTTCCATATTTATTTTATTTTGTTTTCTAATTCTTCAAGTTGTTTTTCTAATCGACTCACACTCCAAACAATACTAGCATTAGGGTCTAACTTTAAAATTTGTTCTACCAATTCATTACTTCTACCTTCTTTGTAAAAATAACTTTCAATACCATCCGCTAAGTTTTGTAGGTGCTTTGGACCTGATATACTGATTCGTAAATCGTAATCAGCCCATTTGGTTTTATAATCCCACATTATAATTCCTTTGGTTAACCTCCTACCCAAATCATGTAAGAATCTATTACGAACCCTTACAATTGAGTTATCAGAACCAAATAAGTGTAGAAATCTTAAAAACCATCTCGGACACCATTTAGGTTTAGCTTCATAATCCATAGCAAGAACTAATGGATATATTGCTTTGAATAAATCACTGCCCTCATTGTGCGGAACTGCTCCTAAGTAATGATACTTTTCATAAAAATCTTTAGGAAAGAATATTGTACGGATATCATCCCATCTCAAATCTCTAGTATGAATGATTCCTTTCTTTCTACCTTTCCAAAATATCAAACTTTGAAAAAAGTTAGTTACTCTTTCGCCAAATGGTTTTGGTATATAAAACTTACTTTCCTTCATATAATTAGTTTAATCCGTTTTTTTGATTCCAAGTATCATTCAATGCCATCATTATTCCATCAATTAACCATTGTTCATTATTAATTTTCTTTATGGCGTTAATTACATCATCATCCGTATATTTTAGATTCATACTATCATTAATGCTATCCAAATCAAAACCTTCTTCATGTGCATTGTGTTCGGCTAATGCTGCATCTATATCATCACTAGTCCATCTTTCAAAAAAATCATCTTCTAATTCTTGCAAAGATTCATCATTTGGTTGATAGTTTTCAACATACTCTCTGAATTCTTTTGAATTATAATATTCTGCCAACATCTCATCCAATTTTTTCATATCCTCTTCCGTTGGAACATACTCTTCTTGAACTGAGTCTTTATACTTGCTCATAAGTTCAACATATTCAAATGCAGATAATTCAAATTGATTATCTTCTTCGTTATTGTTGTTCAACATCTTTTCTTTTAGCTTTCCCATAAATATTATTGTTTAAATGTTTTCTGTTTTAAATATTTTTTCTAACTTAGGAGTTAAGTAATCGTATTTCATATTAAATTTGTTACTCATAGCATTTACCAAATTTTTGTTTTTATATGGTGAGTTATTTGGTTTACTCCACTTTCTTGTTACTAACATCCAATTATAAAATTGAACATACGCATTTGCCTTTTTAACATAGTGCACCAAATCAACTTTCAATTCAAACTTCTTAATTATCTTAACTGCTCTTTTCTCATTATCCAATTCCAAATCTCTGGCAACTCCAATATGTTTTTCAATAGTTCTACAATTTTTACCATCCAACCAATCCCATACTTTACCCAATGATATTTCTGCTTTTTTCCAAATTGGAACTTGTTCAACCCATTGCGTTAGGTGACAATACTCATGTGCTAATATTTCAATCCAATCAGGTCTATTCATAGCAACTACTAATTCAGGTGCTTCTTCATCAAACCATCCACTACATTTAACGTTACCATCCATCTTAACGTATTTAGCGTTTCTAAGGGAACACTTAACCCCATACTTTTTACATTCCGCCTTCACAAATTGGATAAACTCCAATTCCTTTCGTGTGCGTTTTATCATAAATTACTCTTTAACTTTAACTATTACTTCTAAGTTGAAACTTTCCATATCAACTTTGATACCAACAGGTTCATGCCCCGCATCAATTAAAGTCTGAAAGAATTCTTTAAGGTTATTTCTAATAAAGAATCCTCCTTGTGCTTCATAATCACCATCTTTCCAAAAAATCATTTCATTTTCCATATTACCAAATTTGAAATCCACCACATTCACGGAGGAAAGTTATAAATTGTTTTATTTTATAAACTGATACTGAGTGAGATGACTCCACCATCTGACCAGATTGGGATACAATTGGTGTATAGTGAATTATACCATAACTAAATTGTTCATTTAATGTTTGTGCATCTTCACTACTAACCATCTTACCCGTACCAGCCTCACACCAACTACCCAAACAAAGATATATTCTATCTTCATCATCCTTAATTCTTAATTCAGAACCCAAAAACTCTTCTAATGCAGATGCTAATCTATCACATTGCTTTTGAGTTTTTAAACCGGCACCATCATTAGAACCCCAATTCTCAAAATTAATTTTAAGTTTGGAATTATATGCTGCAAGTTCACATAGGTAATTTATAGGTCTCCATCCCCACCAATTAGAAGCAAAGTAATCACCTACTTCAGTTTTTGGTTTTCTGCCTGAAATATCTACTCCCATAAATTATAATTTTTGAATTTGGATTAATAATTCGGTTACAGCATCTTCAGTTAGAAATCCTCTAACATCACCATTGGCAACTGGGTTATCATAATGAAGTTCATCATCTTTCAAAACTGCCAATTCATATAATCCCAACTTGCCACCATAAGAAAATGTATGGCTTACAACCGATGCACCATATCCGTTATCAAATTGAATTCTCGACTTTTTACCTGGCATAAACAGGTCTGTCATAGCTTCAAATTCTAAATCTTTGAATGTTTTCATAACTTAATTTTTAAATGTTAGGGGTTTTATTTTAATTTATAACTCCATAATGTTCCACAATCATCATCATCGATATCATCTTCAACAACTTTGATACCAGCTCCAATCAACTCTTGAAGTTTACCGATATTAACTTTTCTCCAATATCCAAATCGAAGGTAAACATCGTTTGAACCTCCCATCACCTGTTTGATATCAAACTCACCAAACTGCTCTTTTATAAGGATTAGGGTATCTGAATTTAATCCGTTCATCATATTCTTAATTTTTATTTGTTTACGTTAGTTTCAATAAATCGAATTGTGTTAGCTATTCTTTGTAGAATATGTGTTGGAAGTCCTAATTGCTTAGCTGATTCCAAAATGTCAGTATATAGGTAGCCATCCCATACACCACATAACATATTATAAACTTCATTGAACCAGCTCTCATCCTGCTCCATATAGAAGTCCTCCACAGCTCTAAGGGTTTCAAAGTGGTATCC